CTGCCGGCGGTAATGAATGCCGTGGCGGTTATCAGCGAGGCGGTGGCAACAATGCCCTGCTATCTGTATCGGGTGCGCAACGATAACGGGCGCGAGGCGCGGGAATGGCTGAGCAATCATCCGGTAGATTTTCTGCTGAATGAGCAACCGAACGACTGCCAGACGCCTTACCAGTTCAAACGCACGATGATGCGCCACTGCCTGCTGAATGGTAACGCCTATGCGGTGATCCAGTGGAGCCGAGACGGCCAGCCGCAGTCCCTGCATCCGTATGCGCCGGGTGCAGTGGTGCCTGAGCGTATCGGCGAGCATAAGTACAAATACACCATCACTGAACCGTTTACCGGGGTAGTACGTACCTACCTGCAGGAAGAGATTCTGCACCTGCGTTACTCGACCGATGATGGTTTTCTGGGGCGCTCGCCGATCACCATCTGCCGTGAGGCGCTGGGGTTAGGTCTGGCCCAGCAGCGCCACGGCGCCAGCATTATGAAAGACGGCATGATGGCGGCGGGTATCGTGAAGGCTAAAGAATGGCTCGACAGCACTAACGGCAAGAAAGCGCTGGATGCGCTGGAGCGTTACAAAGGTGCCAGAAATGCCGGTAAAACGCCGATCCTTGAAGGTGGCATGGAATACGAGCAGCTTGGCATGAGCAATCAGGATGCCGAGTGGCTGGCCTCCCGCCGGTTCTCTATTGAAGACATTGCCCGCATGTTCAACGTGTCGCCCATCTTTCTGCAGGAATACAGCAACAGCACCTACAGCAACTTCAGTGAGGCGAGCCGCGCCTTTCTCACCATGACAATGCGCCCCTGGCTGGCCAACTTCGAGCAGCAGATTAAATCCGCGCTGCTGGTGGCATCACCTGTCCCGGGCATCCGCTACCAGGTGGAATTCGACTCTGCCGATCTTCTTCGTGCCACCCCTACCGACCGTTACGCCACTTACGAGCGCGGGATCAAGAACGGGATTATTAATCCGAACGAAGCGCGAGAAAAAGAGGGGATGCCGCCGCGTGAAGGTGGCGACGAATACAGCCAGGCATGGAAACAGGAAGTGAAGATCAGCAATGACAACAAGGAAGGTGACGAATGAGAGCCGGAGGACTGAGAAATCGCGTCACTATCCGCACTTTCACTTCATCGAGAACACCTTCCGGGCAGGTTATTCAGGTATGGGAAGACGGGGAAACTATCTGGGCTGAGGTAAAGGGAATCAGCGGTCGGGAATTAATGGCGTCAGGTGCTGAGCTTGCCGAAGCGACAATCCGCGTGTGGGTGCGTTTTCGCCGTGATATCACGGCCGCCAGTCGTCTGAAAGTACTCACTGGCCCATTTGCTGGCAGCACTCTCAATATTATCGGGCCTCCTGTACCTGATGCGGAAGGTACGCGGCTGGAAATTCTCTGTAAGACAGGAACGGAAAAATGACAGCAGAAATCACACTTGAAGAAGCAAAGCTGCATTGCCGTATTGATGATGATTACGAAGACACTCTGATACAGGCGTATATAGAAGCGGCGCTGGAAGTTTGCCAGAAGCATATCGGCAAGCGATTTGATAACGGTCTGGAGTTTACCCCCGCTATCAGGATTGGCTGCCTGATGTACGTCTCTCAGTTGTATGAGTACCGCACAATGATTGGTGATACCGACACCAGAGAGATACCGATGGCGGTCTCTGCTTTGTGGTCTGTCTACCGTGATGTGGGGGTGTACTGATGCCGTGGCAACCACTACGCCGGTGCACCGAGCCGGGATGCAATAAGCGGGTGAAGTCCGGCAAATGCGATGAGCACAAGCGGGAAGCGTGGCGGGCAGAGGATGCCCGACGCGGCCACCGTCGCGCCCGCGGTTATTCAGCTTCATGGGAGAAGTACCGCGCTCAGTATCTGAAACGTCATCCCCTGTGCGTTGAGTGCCAGAAGCTGGGCCTCTACGTACCTGCAAAGATTGTCGATCACATCATCCCTGTCGACGGCGGTAATGATGTTCTGTTCTGGCCTGAGTGGAATCACCAGCCGTTATGCCAGACGCATCATAACCAGAAGACCACACAGCAAGACCCCATCACCAAAGTGCAGCGCAAAGCAGGTCTTTACCGCGAGCAGGAAGAGCATGCAGCACAACGTAATGACTGGATGTATGAGGCACGCGATGAATGAGAAAGACGTGGTGAATCTGTACCGATCATTGATGCGCTGCCGTGATGGCTTCATGAAGGGCCGTGTCAGACGCGATGAGGGCCAGCCCGTGAAGCGTATGAGTGAGCGTGATCGGGAGGTGATGGAATGTTTCCGCAACCGCTGACGGGCCGCGTGGACGGGGTGGGGGAGGTTTTCAGGACAAAACCCCGGGTGCCAGGCACCGACCGCCCCCTCAAATTTTTACGCACGGTGATTTTTTTGAAAATAAAACGCGACGGAAACGAGAAATTTTTATGGCAAGACCACCCAAACCGCCAGCTTACCTTGATGAGTTAGCCGCGCAGCAGTGGAAAGCGAAAGCGAAGCAACTGGCCGAGCGTGGCGATCTGACACCTGCCGACTGGAACAACCTTGAGCTTTTTTGCGTCAACTATTCGATGTACCGCAAAGCAGTGGAAGACCTTGCCAGCCGCGGGTTCAGCATTGTTAACAGTCAGGGTGGCGAGAGCCGGAATCCGGCACTGAGTGCAAAGGCCGATGCTGAAAAAATCATGATTAAAATGTCGTCACTGCTGGGCTTTGATCCGGTAAGCCGCCGCCGTAACCCGGTAGAAACGGAAGAGGAGGACGAGCTTGACCGTCTGGAATGAGTATGCAAATGCGATAAAAACGGGCGAAATTCCAGCCTGTAAGCGCGTAAAACAGGCCGTGGAAAGGTACTTTTCAGACCTGAATGACCCCCGATATGAGTTCGATACGGCGACCGTAGAGCGGTTTATTGCGTTTTCCCGGCTTTGCCCGCACGTCAAAGGGCCGCTGCGGGGGCTGCCAATCGAACTGGAGCCGTGGCAGCAGTTCGCCTTTGCTAACCTGATGGGGTTTAAAGTCAGGAAGTCAGGCCGTCGTAAGTACAGCAGCGCTTTTATAGAGGTGCCGCGCAAGAACGCCAAATCCACGGTGGCCGCCATGCTGGCTAACTGGTTCCTGGTGATGGAGAAAGGACAGCAGGATATCTATACGGCGGCAGTGAGCCGCGATCAGGCCCGCATCGTGTTCGACGATGCCCGCCAGATGTGTTTGCTGTCAAAACCGCTGAAAAAGCGCGTCAATATTCAGGCGCATAAAGTCATATTCCCGAAGAGCAACAGCCTGTTAAAGCCGCTGGCGGCGAAAGCGGCCACCATTGAGGGGACTAACCCCAGCCTGGCGATTGTCGATGAGTACCACCTTCACCCGGATAATGGCGTTTATTCCGCGCTTGAGCTGGGGATGGGGGCGCGTCCGGAGGCGATCCTGTTCGCCATAACTACCGCCGGGAGCAACGTTGTCTCCGCCTGTAAGCAACATTACGACTATTGCTGCCAGATTCTGGCCGGGGAAGAAAGCAACGATTCACTTTTTGTCCTGATCTACGAACTGGACGATGAAAGCGAGGTGGATCAGCCTGAGATGTGGATTAAGGCAAACCCTAACCTGCATGTGTCTGTTGACGCGGCGAAGCTGGAATCCACTATCCGGAAATCACGGGGTATACCCTCGCAGTGGGTGGAGATGCTGACCAAGCGTTTCAATATCTGGTGTCAGGGATCCACGCCGTGGATGGGGGCCGGTGCGTGGAATGCCTGTGCGCTCGACTATACCGAAGAAGACCTGGCCGGAATGGAGTGCTACGCCGGATTTGACCTGTCCTCAACCAGCGATATCACGAGTGTCAGTTACGCTTTCCCGTTCGACAGGGAGATCCGCCTCCTGACCCGTCACTATCTGCCGGAAGCCCAACTGCTTAACGTTGCCAACAAAAACCGCGCCATCTACCGGCAATGGGTGAAAGCGGGCTGGATTCGCACCACTCCCGGAGACTGTATCGACTATGACCGCATCCGTGACGATATACTGCGCGACGCTGAAACCTTCAATATCAGGCTGGTGGGCTTTGATACGTGGAACGCCACGCATCTGCGCACCCAGCTTCAGGGGGCGGGCCTTGATGTGGAGCCGTTCCCGCAAACCTATCTCAGGTTCAGCCCGGTAGCTAAATCCTTCGAGGTTTTCGTTAACCGCAGGGTGGTGCGCCATCGCAACGATCCGGTTCTGGCCTGGGCGATTGGTAACGTGGTGATGGAGTCTGACGCAAACGCCAACATCAAGCCCAACAAAAAGAAATCCTCCAACAAGATAGATCCGGCGGTATCAGCGCTGATGGCGTTTGGCACCTTCCAGGCAGAGCATCAGGATTTTGCTTTCGATATGAGCGAAAATCATAAAATAAGACTTGCTATGTTTAACGGTATTTGAGCTTCTTAAATTTTATTAGCGAGCATAAGCGTGATGGGTAATTACTTCACGCTTATCTA